CAGCATTATTTAAGTAACGGCGGCTGCATCTACCCGCTACCCCAACTTCCAGAGCCTCCTACCGGAATCGAACCGGTGCCTACTCTTTACGAGAGAGTCGTTGTACCACTAAACCAAGGAGGCATACCAGCCAAGTTGTTTGATTGTGCGCTTCCTGTGACAATGCAGGCATCGGACCTCGCACTTAGCAATCTCGGCCTCAATCTTTCTCCATGATACCACATCACGTAGAAGTTGTCCAACTCCTGCGACCTTACTTCCTCGCACATGGTCGAACTCCAACAATTCAGGGTCAGACAGCCCGCAATCTACGCATGGGTGGGCTATCAGGTACTCTCGGACTCTCTTAGTCAAGACTAGTCTACGAGCCTCGTTAGACTCTCGGATTCTTTGTCGTCTAGTCTCAGACGAGCGGTAGTTCTCGTTATCGTAATTTCTTCGACATTCCTTGCAAGCACTCTCGCAACCGTCCTTGGAGCGAGCATACCTTCTAAACTCGCTAATAGGCTTCTCCACATTGCATCGGACACAAACTTTCATGTTCGAATTCTAGCACTACCGCCCAGGTCTGTCAACTCCACGCATGTGACATCATTGTGACACCATTGTGATGTCATCATGACATCATTGTGACATCACGTCTTACTATATCTAACATACTATTAAGGTAATAGGAACTAAGTGTATGTATATCTATAGAACTCTACTCTAACGTTAGCCGCGTATTAGTGCCTTATTTATGTAAACGCGTGCGCGGGCGAGTATACATGAGGAGTCTTGCTTTTGTCAAGAGTATCTGGTAGACTATTTACATGAAAATTTCTATCGGCAGCAGGATTAAGAATCTCTCCAACCACAACGGCTACGGCTATGCCACTGAGCGCATGGTCCACAGCCTTAAGAAACTAGGACACGAAGTCAGGAAGAACGATACCTCCGCACCCGCACAGATTTGGTTCGAACAACCTCATCACTGGAAGTGGAACGACTCTGACCAGTATCGTATCGGATACCACCCCTGGGAGTCAACCAAGTTGAAGGACGGGTGGGTAGACCTGATGAACGAGTGCGATGAAATCTGGACACCATCCCCTCTAATCGCTAAGTGGTATGCTGACGATGGAATCGAGAAGCCTATCTATGTCTATGAGCATGGTGTAGATTCAATCTGGAAGCCGCGCAAGCGCGTAGACGATGGAAAAATTAAGTTCCTACACGTCGGTGGGGAGGCATTACGAAAGGGCGGTAAAGAGACGATGGAAGCCTTCCGTAAGGCATTCCCAGACCGTAACGACGTCTCTCTGACCATGAAGGTCAACAGTGACGGCTGGAATATCTCTAATCTTGGTAGAACGAGAATCATCAACAACAAGATGCCCGTTCTTCAATTGGTGAGTATGTTCAGGCACCATGACATTTACGTATATCCATCAATGGGCGAGGGCTTTGGCCTGACGCCATTGCAGGCACTTGCCACGGGAATGCCAACGATTACGGTACCTGATTGGGCTCCGTACAGTGACTTCTTGGATGAACGTCTTAATCTACCGGCCTCACTCGGACCCTCACCTTTCCACGAGCAGGGTCACCACCCAGGCGAGATGTTCCACATAAATGTCGATGACTTGGTTGATAGAATGCGCTACGCCGCAGACAACTATGAGGACTTGCACACGGCTGCTCTATCACAGACAGAACAGATTTTCAAGCGGTACAATTGGGTGAGTCTGACCGATGAGGTCTTTGGTAATCTTGCTCACAGACTAGAAAATCGCTGAAAATCTCTTGCCCGCTAACTCCTACGATGGTATGATAGAAGAACACCAAAAATCTAGGAGGAAGTAAATTTGTCTATCTTGACAGACAACGGGAGCATCGCTGACCCGTATAGAAACTTCATCGCTGTCAGCCGATATTCACGCTGGCTGGAAGATGAAAATAGGCGAGAGACGTGGGCCGAGACGGTAGACCGTTACGTGAGTTTCATCAGGAATCACATGGAACAGAACTACAGCAAGGCCAGCAAGAAAATTGATTGGGCATCCATTCACAACGCAATTCTCAATCACGAGGTTATGCCGTCCATGCGTGGACTGATGACCGCAGGCCCCGCCCTGGAAAGGGAGAATCTGGCTCAGTTCAACTGTTCTTTTATCGCTATTGACGATGTTCGTGCATTTGACGAGGCACTTTACATTTTGATGAATGGCGTTGGCCTTGGCTTCTCAGTCGAGCAGCAGTATGTTGCTCAGTTGCCAACAATCAACGAGCACTTTGAGCACACCAACAGCACCATCGTCGTGGCAGACTCCAAGGCGGGCTGGGCACGCGCATTCCGTGAACTTATTGCCATGCTATACTCTGGCCAGATTCCAAAGATTGACGTATCCAATGTCCGACCAGCAGGAGCCAGGCTAAAGACATTCGGTGGCCGAGCCAGTGGCCCACAGCCACTTGTTGACCTGTTCGACTACACCATTGGCATTTTCAAGAAAGCCAGCGGTAGAAAGTTGAGCCCAATCGAGGCCCACGGCATTATGTGTAAGGTTGGAGAAGTTGTTGTTGTCGGCGGGGTACGTCGTTCAGCACTTATCTCTCAGTCAGACCTTAACGACTACGAGATGTCAAAGGCAAAGGCTGGCGCATGGTGGGAGTCTCACCAGGAGTACGCACTTGCCAACAACTCGGCGGTATACTACAAGAAGCCTTCTATTGGCGAGTTCTTGACAGAGTGGGGCGCTCTTTATGAGTCCAAGTCGGGTGAACGCGGTATCATCAACATGGAGGGCCTTCGTAATTCCCCATACGCACCCCGTCGTGACCTGTCACAAATCCAGGGCCTAAACCCTTGTGCGGAAATTTTGCTGCGTTCCAAGGAACTATGCAATTTGACTGAGGTTGTTGTCAAGGCTGATGACACCATGCAAGACCTACAGAAGAAGGTAGAGATTGCAACTGTTCTTGGTACCATCCAGAGCAGTTTGACAAACTTCAAGTACCTTCGTAAGATTTGGAAGGACAACGTAAACGAGGAACGTCTATTGGGCGTTTCCCTTACCGGCCAGTTTGGTCATACGTTGCTCAATGGCTCTGAGGGCCTAGACGCACTTACAAGCGCACTAACATCATTGCGTAACACGGCTATCGAGGTAAATGCAGAACACGCTGGCAATATGGGCATCAACGTTTCTGCTGCTATCACGACAGCAAAGCCTTCTGGAACAGTTTCGCAGTTGACTGCATCAAGTTCTGGAATGCACCCGTGGCACAACGAGTTCTATGTACGCTCTGTCCGCGCAGACAACAAGGACCCGCTGACGCAGTTCATGAAGGACGCTGGTATTCCAAACGAGCCAGATGTGACGAAGCCAGACCACACGACCGTGTTCTACTTCCCACAGGCTGCACCAGAAGGGGCACTAACCCGTAAGGATATCTCTGCTATTGAGCACTTGAATATCTGGAAGGTCTACAAGCAGCATTGGACCGAGCACAACCCAAGCATCACGGTTTCTGTGAAGGAGCATGAGTGGATTGAGGTTGCCAATTGGGTATATGACAATTGGGAGGACGTGGGTGGTATTAGTTTCTTGCCTTACAGCGAGCACACCTACCGCCAGGCACCTTACGAGGATTGCACCGAGACTGACTACTGGTTGAAGAAGGCAGAAATGCCAGAGACAATCGACTGGTCATTGCTTTCAGTGTATGAGACTGAGGACACAACGACAGGCTCACAGACACTTTCCTGCTCAGCAGGTAACTGTGAGGTAGTAGATATTCGAGGCTGAACCGATAAGCACGCCCCCGCAGGTAAATCTGCGGGGGTTTTGCTTTGTCAAAATCAAGGAGTATAATGAGAATATGGAGGTGAAAATATGACACAATCACAAAATGGATATTCAGTAATCACAAGAGACGATTGCAAGTCCTATAAGGTTGATAACTTTACAGTCCCATTGAGAGCAGATGACTGTGGGTATGTGCTAGCAAAGTTCGCCCGCCACTTCGACCGAAAGATTGAAGACCTGGGCAAGACAGAGACATTTGGCTGGTCTGGCAGAAAGATTGCAAATTCAGACGAATACTCAAACCATGCGAGCGGAACCGCTCTAGATGCAAATAGTGCTCAGCATCCTTACGGGAAGATAAACACATTCTCTCCATCAGAGGAAGAGAAACTTCGTGACCTCCTGTCAGACTTTGACGATGTCATTCGCTGGGGCGGCGACTACCGCTACTCTAAGGACGAAATGCACTTTGAAATCAACAAGTCCTATGCAGAGGTTCACTTGCTTGCCAGCGTATTAAGACGAGACGGTAAGGTTTACTTGTCAAGGCTCGCGCCAGGCAAGAGAAACCTTGACGTCTATATGGTCAAGAGAGCACTAAGCAAGAGACTGCTTTTCAGTGGAACAATGAACAACTACTTTAGCGTTGAACTTAGGAAGGCTTATGCCGAATGGCAGAAGAGTCTTGGATTCACCGGTACAGACGCCGATGGAATTCCTGGGCCCTCCTCACTAGAGGCTCTCGGGTTTAATGTAATAGTATGAGAAAGGAGGAGTTATGGTAAAGCCACTAAAAGAAATTTACGTAACATGCCCGTTCGGTAGGCCAGGTTCTTGGGCTGCTGGATACCACACTGGTATTGACTACCGCGCCACCCCCGGCACACCTGTCTATGCCACAAAGGGCGGTACGGTTGTTGGAACTGGTTGGTACACGTGGGGCACATCTTATGGTAACCACGTAGTCATCAGGTCGCTACACAATGGCATCCTAAGAAAGCACGGTTATTGTCACTTGACGAGAAACGTTGTATCTGTCGGCCAGAAGGTCAAGGTCGGACAGTTGATTGGATACTCTGGTGACACAGGTAACACGTTCGGGCCTCATCTTCATTATGAAGAGAGAGTGTCTCCATTCGGATATTACAACCATAGAAAGCCGGTACTTCCAGACTGGAAGCCAGTTGTAAGAGTCACAGTTCATCTTTCCAGAGTAAAGCCAGGAAAGACAAACAGGGATATCAAGCGCCTCCAGCGCAGACTGAACAGGAGACTGAATGCTGGACTTCCTGTTACTGGTTACTTTGGTTCAATGACCAGGAGAGCCTACAAGAAATGGCAAGAAAGAATTGGTTATTCTGGCAAGGGCGCTGACGGCATCCCAGGCCGAAGGTCATTGGAAAGACTTGGATTCAGGGTAAAGGACTAATTTGCACAGAAGAACGTAGAATGGTATAATAGATTTGAGCAACTGGTCTGAGTTAGGCGGTTAGCCGTCCACGTTTGTTGTCGCAGTTGCCCTGTCGGGTGCTCCATTCGTGCGAATTTCGCATCCCGATACCTTAGGATGATGTAAGTTACCGAGCCGCCCCCGCTGTATTTGCAGCGGGGGCGTTCTCGTTGTATAATGCAAATATAATGACAACATTAGTTTCAGAAGTAAATGGTTCCGTTGACTACGTCCTGAGAGATAAGCCTTTGAGGGTTTGGCCTCTCAGTGGAGACTTTCTGGACTACTCGGGTTATGGCTATGACGCTACTTCAACCGGAGCCCCAACCGCTCATCTGCCACTCGTTACCTCTCTGGATTCAGCCGTGGTGTTTAGTAACTCTGCCGTTGGCCAGTTTGATGCTGGCATTTTTGCTGCTGGCCAGGAGGACTACACATTTGCGCTGGCTGTTTCGTTTAGGACAATGAAGAAAACTACTGGCCTGTCGGACTCAGATGGTCCGCAGCAGGTATTGGGCCACTCTGGACAGATGGATGGTATTGTAGTAAACGGTTCGGTCATCTCCTTCTCGACAAAGTATGTGGGCGGTAAAGAGGTTGTCGTCAGTTATGACACCAAGACTGAAATGTCCGTCCATGCTGTCGCTGTTCACACAAATGAGAAGAACTCATTGTATGTCAATGGGGTGCTTGTTGCAGAGAAGGATATCCCAGAAGATGTGCGAGGCTTGGCATATGTAGCAAATGACGGAAAACTATATTCTGGTACAAGCACATCAACCAGAGCACTAGCCGTCAATATGATTGTTGTCTACAACTTTGCCCCATCACAGGAGACAATCAGCAATAACTTCTCACTCATGGGAACATCAGCCAGCCTATCGTCACTTTCTAGCGTCCTGCGCGGTCATGACATTTCTTTGTCAAGGGAGGGTTGGGATAAGTTCATTGAGAGAGAATGGAACTCACAAGACTCCTGGTCCGCTGGCTCCTACTTGCTGAATGCGGCAGTAGTTTCTGGAAATGTATATCCACAAGTAGCAAATGGAGTCACTCTCGCCGGTATCTGGAAAAACTCAATTGAACTGGACTCCACTGATGCCACCAATATCTATGGCGTTAACTTTGATTGGGACGGGATGGGGGTAGCCATTGAGGTTTCCCTAGACGGCTCAACCTGGACAGAGGTACAGAGACTAAGAAATGTATCAGTCATTCCAAATGGATTTCTACCAACAGAAACTATTCTACACGTAAGGGCAAAGTTCACGGCGGGTCTTGACCCGGCGCTTGCAGAACTCAGGTCGCTAAGAGTATGGGGATTCACGGATGGAGACTTTTCTGTCGACAAGGTGTCTCTCCTGTTCAACGCCGCCAGCCCGATGAGCCCAGCAGACTATCTGTCCCTCTCTAATGATTGGGGAGTGTACTTGTCTAATGGAAGTGTCACTCTTTCTACCGCCACCGGTTCTTCCGAGGTCATCAGAACTGTTGAGGTTTGGTCACGCAGCACTACAGCATTGACCTTTTCAAAGGCCACGACAAACATATATGTCAACGGTGCTGCTGGCTCGCATATCCCAGGAGAATGGATAGTAAGACATTACGTGTTGAGCGAGAATCTAACTTCTCCACTAGTAATTTCTGGTACTGGACAGATTGGGAAGGTCGTTGTTTATGACACAGCATTATCAGCAGCAGACATCTCATCGGTAGTGGAGTCCTACTTCTCCATCCCAACGACTACAGTAGCGAGCGAAACAACGATTAATGTTACAGAAATGCCGGAAGGAACAGAGATTTATGCACATGACTGGACAATTACTGGCGCAGGATAGCAAATCCTGACTAAATTAGACGCTAGTTTGCCATAAAAAGTTCAGCGTGGTACTATAAACATATGACAAACAAGGAAATAAACCAAGGATTTAGACGAACCAACAGAGAATTCGTCGAAGAGGTGCCTTACGGAATGTACGTATGGCAGACACCTGACGGAGAAATCCTAGGGGATGGAGACGGAAACATCATGAATGTTTTCTGTATGAAGGGTGATAGGAAGGCGATAGCAGCAATTACTGATGCTGCTCGACACTATGGTTATCCAGAGGGCCAGCCGGTATGGTGGAGCGGCAAGCGCCCGATTACAGATGAAGAATATGAGGAACAACTTCTCCGTGAGAAGATGGGACTGACGCCAGACCCACTAGATTATGGCGCAATCAGGGATGAAGAGAGGGCATTGAGAAATGGCAGGTAGAATCGCATCAGCAGTATCCGACGACGATGATTTTGACGTAATGGATACTCTTCCAGAGGTCAACCATGTGGGACACCTTTCTATCACGGCGTCCAAGACCGAGAACTCTGACCCATTCAGCAAGGATGCGGAAGATATCAAGAAGTATGCCGGTACCGATGCGGTATTCAAAAGGCGTGTCTCTAATGAACTAAAGAAGGTTTATCGCGGCGACGGAGCAGCATCCAAGCAAATCCAAGAGAAGCCGCTAACAGGATACAACATTTATGATGTTGTAGAGCCTTCTTACAACCTAGACTATCTTGCAAAGTTGTACGAAGCATCCGCACCCCACTACTCAGCAGTAAACGCTAAGGTCGCCAACATCGTTGGGCTTGGATACAAGTTTGTTGAAACAAGTAAGACCAAGCGTGCGCTAGAGAAGATGGACGGCAGCGAAGAGAAGTTGAAGCGTGCCAGGACAAAACTCGAAATCCACCGTGACGAACTTCTAGAAGCCCTAGACAGGTTCAACGAGGAAGATACTTTTACCGAAACGCTGACAAAGGTATGGCGTGACTACGAGGTAACTGGAAACGGCTATATTGAGATTGGTCGTAAGAAGGACGGAAGTATTGGATACGTTGGACACATTCCAGCCCAGACAATCAGAATAAGGCAGCAGCGCGACGGATTTGTTCAGATGAGCGGATTCAAGGTCCAGTTCTTTGCAAACTTCGGAGCCGGTGTGGACAAGAACACCGGAAAGCCAAAGAGCATTCCAAATCCACTAGGCGGCGGGGTACCGAACGAGGTAATCCACCTAAAGAGATATTCTCCTACCAGTGGGTTCTATGGCGTACCAGATATCATCGCAGCAAAGAATGCTGTCGCTGGTAACGAGTTCGCTGCACGATTCAACCTTGACTACTTTGAGAACAAGGCAATTCCAAGACACCTTATTATCTTGAAGGGTGCCAAGTTGGGTACAAGAGCAGAGGCCAACCTTCTACAGTTCTTTGAGACGAACCTAAAGGGACAGAACCACCGCACCCTTTATATTCCTCTACCCGGCGATACCGATGATAACAAGGTAGACCTAAAGATTGAGCCAATCGAGGCGGGAGTACAGGACAGTTCCTTCAACAACTATCGTAAGGCCAACCTATCAGATATTCTTATGGCTCACCGAGTTCCTATTACCAAGATTAGTGTAGCAGAGGGCGCAAGCCTAGCAGTCGCCCGTGACGCAGACAAGACGTTCAAGGAACAGGTCTGCGCACCTGAACAGCGTGTTCTAGAAAAGAAGTTGAACCGCATGGTCCGCGAACTAACGGATGCTTTTGAAATCAAGATGAACGAGATGACCCTGACCGACGCGGATACGCAGTCCAAGATTGACGAGCGTTATGTTAAGACTGGAGTTATCTTGCCTAACGAAATCCGTGCTGACCAGGGTCGCCAGGGAATCAAGGGCGGTAACGAGAGAGTCGACCTTAACGCTAAGGACAAGATTCAGCAGCAGCAGGCAGAAGTAAGAGCGCAGGGAAATAGACAGCGTGACTCAGCCCGCTCAGCAGGCGCAACCGATAGTGCGGGGGAGGCGAGGAATCCACAGGGAGAAGGTAGGTCAACTGGATGATGAGTAAGGGAGAAAAGTTTGCCGACGCTTTATTGAAGCCGGTGAACAAGGCAGCAATAGTATTGCTAGGACTTTATACGGTTCTTTGGGGACTGTGGGTAGCCAACCCGTTTTGGGACGCTTTTGCCTCAGCCGCAATATTTAGTAAGTTGGGCTTGCTAGCCCCAGAAGTATTCTGGGGCTGCTTGGCCATTTTCTGCGGACTGGTTACAATCAGGGGCGCATGGAGGCGTTCTTACCGTGCGCTCGTTATTGGGGCCGGTACAGCAGGATGGCATTGGTTCATGATTTCCATATTCTATTTCCTTGGAGACTGGACCAATACTGGTGGAATCACCAGCCTAACATTTGCAATCTATGCGGCATTCATATACCTTAACATACGAGTAAATCATCGTGCAGCACACCGCAATATGAACGATATGGTTCAATAATTTTGCATTGTGAAAAACATTAGGGTATTATTTAACCATGAGCAAGTTTGTAAAGGGAAATTGGCAGACCGACGAAAATACCGTCAGATTGTCTATGCCGATTGCCAAGGTAGACGAGTCGAAGCGAACCGTTTCTGGTTTTGCCACACTTGACAATATTGACTCTCAGGGTGACGTTGTCACCCAAGAGGCGTCTGCCAAGGCGTTTTCCCGCGCACGCGGTAACCTACGAGAAATGCACCAGCCAATCGCTGTTGGAAAGATTGTAGACTTCCGCGAGGACGAATACTACGACACAGACTCAGGAGAGTTTTATCGCGGCATCTTCGTTACCGCTCGCGTCTCCAAGGGAGCCGAGGATACTTGGG